TCGCCCACGCCCACGTTGAGCCCGTCGGCCATGACGAACTTGTAAACAGCGCGGTACGTCGTTCTCCGGTTCGGAAAAGCCGTGGCCGGCAGGTCGTGCGTGAAGTTATACCCGCTGGCCAGGTCGACGTACCAGAGCCCGCCGTGCAGGACCACGTCGGAGATCACGGCGGCGATGCTCACCGCCGGCGCCGCCGTCTGCGTCTCGGGCGTCGTGCTGGTGTCGGTCACCGCGCAGGTGATCGAGCTCAGGTCGGCCTGCTTGACGGCATTGCCAATATTGTGGCCGTGCTGGTCGGTGACGGCAGCGCCCGAGCCGCCCCGGGCCGTGACGATGCCCAGGATCGTGGCGCTGCCGTCCTTGTTTGCCTCGGCCACGAACGTATGGGCTGCCATTTCTCGATCCTCAATTAGTTAGTGTCGCCGGCGACACTAACTAGCAGCCCGGCTGGGCCACCTGCATGCCGGGATTAAATACCTGCGCCTGCTGCGGGCCCGGAGCGAAGGCCTGCTCGACCTGGATGCCCGGCACGTAAACCTGCACCGCCGCCAGGCAGGGCGGAGTCGGCGCCGGCGCCGTCGACGCCCAGGCAGTCGCGGAGCTGCCGGACCAGGCTGCCACGGCGGCGACGCCCGCTGCGCCGGCGAAGGCGGTCGTCGACGCGCCCGACCAGGCTGCTGCCGCGGCGCCCCGCACCGCGCCCGCGAAGCCCGTCGTCGAGGTGCCGGACCACGCGGCTCCGGCCGCGAAGAACGCCACGCCCGCGAGCGTGGTCGTCGAGGTGCCCGACCAGCTCGCCGCGGCAGGGACCAGGGCGTTGCCGGCAAAGGCCGCCGTCGACGTGCCCGACCAGCTGGCCGCAGCAGGGATCAGGGCATTGCCGGCCCAGGCCGCGCTCGACGTGCCCGACCAGCTGGCGGCGCCGCCGGCCAGGGCGGCGCCCGTCCAGGCGGTCGTCGAGCTGCCGCTCCAGGTTGCCGTTGCCGAGGCGCCGGTCAGGGCGTTGCCGGACCAGGTCAGCGTGCTGCCGCCTGACCAGGTCGCAGTCGCGGCAGAAAGCGCGTTGCCCGACCAGGCCAGCGTGCTGCCGCCGGTCCAGGTCGCGGCGGCCGCGGCAGTGCTGGCGCCGGCGAAGCTGGCCGAGGAGCCACCGGACCAGCTTGCCGCCGACGCCGTAGTGCTGGCGCCGCTCCAGGTCGTCGCCGACGTGCCGGTCCAGGTCGCGGCGGCAGGCACGAGCGCATTGCCGGCAAACGCGGCGGAAGAGTCGCCCGTCCAGGTCGCGGCTGAAGGCACGAGCGCGTTGCCGGCAAACGAGGCCGACGAGTCGCCCGTCCAGGTCGCGGCGCCCGTAACGGTCGGTTGACCAATATCCAGAAAAAACTGGAGCATGCGTCATTCTGACTTCCAGCTCAGGCGACTGCTGCCGCCCTCTGAAGGCCGCTCCTCGGGAGTGCCCCTGGGCACGACGAAGGCGGAGATGGATTCCAGGAGTCCCTCGCGGCTCTGAAACTCGAAGGGCGCCTTGCAGTCCCTGCAGCGAATCATCACCGTGCAGAGCAGGCGGCCCTCTGCGGTCAGGCTCACCTCGGTCTTGTTCTCGAAATTCCGGTGCTCGCAAGTCATGTCTCCGTCCCCAGGGAAGCAGTGGTAAGCTGCGGCGTCACGCCGTTGGCGATGGAGATCGACGGCGAAATTGCTCCGCTCCAGAGCAGCTTCCCCGTACCCGACAGCGCCGTGCCGACCGAGGCAAACGTCGCCGTGGCCGAGCCCCCGGTGCAGGCCGGGAAGTTAATGACGGCCGTCGGATACCAGGTATTGGTACTGACGGTCCAGCCGCCCGTCGCCCGCGCTACGGTGGCCCGGGCGTAGCCGGTGTAGGCCACCTCGCTGGTCGTCTGGTTGCCGCCAGCGCCGGGATCGGCCGAGTGCAGCGCCACGTAGAGGGAAGTGAGCGGCGCCGTCGCGGCATTGTCCGCGATATTCGGGATGCCGACGGCGTTCAAAATTAACTTCAAGAAATCGTTGCTGAAGGTGCTGCCCTTGCTAGGCATCTCTAGCCCCCTATTCTGCCGAACACGACGAAGGAATCACCGCTAGCCGGCGCGGTCGGCATCGCGCTGACGGTGAGATGGACGCGGCCGGCGGTCGGCGTGCCGTAAGCGTAGTTCGTGATCCGAAAGGCCCGGCCGGCGTTCGCGCCGCTGGTCCAGTAGACGACTTGAGCGACGAAGCTGTTCGCTCCGGTGTCCACGGTGAAGTTCGTGTCGAAGTCAGTCACGGTCGGCGCGGCCCCTACGAAAACGCTGCTTTGCAGAAGGCTCTGGCCGTTCATCTGCACGACGTTGGCGGGCAAGGCCGCCTTCGTGAAGAGGAAGCTGCATTCGGTGTTGCCCGAGGGCAGCGTGCCGGTCGCAGCGATGTAAGTGACAGGCAGTTGCCACCACGTATTGTTGTCCGTCGGCAAGGCGTTGAGCGAGAACTTGACCCAATTGGCGGCATTGACGCTCTCCTGGATGTCGATGGTGTCCCCGACCTTCAAGGCCCGGAACTGATTCGAGAAATCGTTGTTGCCGACGGTCAGCCGGCTCAGGGCAATCTGCGTCGTCGTGGTGACGGTCGCGGCGTTGAAACGGAACTTGCCGTTGCCGGGATCGGCCATCGTCGTGTTGGTAATGAACTTCCAGGCGGCGGTGACGCCGACGTTGCTGCCGACGTTGTTGGCCGAGACCTGGCCCACGTCGTCGATCATCATCAGGGCGAAGTTGAGCGGTACCGCCATCTCGACGCGCAGGTTCGTCGCAACCATGTTGGCCGCGCCCTTGAGGATGTAGTCGCAGGCCTCCGAGCCCGCAGCCTGGCCGGCGTCGGGCAAGCCCAGCTCGTACCAGCCGGGCGCATTGGTCGCGTCCTTCTCGACGAAGCCGCCCGAGGACCAGGTTCCGCGCGTTCCCGCCGCGAGAGTCACGGCCGATGCTCCCGCATTGCCGTCGTCGTCTCTCATTCGGTAGCACGTCAATCCCGTGGCGTTGTAGACCAGTCCCGTCAGTCCGCTCCCGTCCCCGACACGGCTGTCCTTGACGAACAGGCGCGCCAGAAACGAGGTGCGGCCCGGTGCCAGAATGTAATTCGGTCCGTCCATCTCACACCAATGGAACGTGCTGCGCCGCCGCCCGCTCGGCCACGGCCGGCGTGGACTTCGTGTAACTGCCGCCCATCGTGAACCCTGCCGAGCCGTTCTTGTAAGGCGTCAGCGTCGGGTTGTTCGCTCCCACGTCGATGCGGAAGTCGCCGTTGGCGGCGTCGAGGTAGGGGATGGCCGCATAGCTGGCGAGGCCCGAGATGTCGGCCTGTCCCGCGCCGGTTTGAAAGGTGTTGCCGTAACTTCCGCAATTGTCGAAGAGCATGGTGTGCGCTTGACTGTCTCCCTTGCCGATTCCGGCCGTCCCGTTGTTCACGAAATTGCAATCACCGACCTCGACCATGATGGCGGCGCTGGCATTGAGCGTGATGCCGTTGCTGCCATTGCCGACGAACTCGCAACGACTGCAAATCAGGCTGCCGGAGCCGGCGTTCCAATAGAGACCGGCGGTCGAGTTGCGGTGGAATATGCAGCCTTCGACCACGACCCGGCCGGACGCGGCAACGAGCAATCCGACCCCGCTGTTCGAGTTGTCGTGAACCACGCAGCGGCGCAGATGCGTGTAAGGACCGTTACTGTAGACGGCGCCCATATAAGCGCCGCCGTTCGTGGAGCAGTTGTAAAACTCGCACTGGTCCAGGAGAGCAGCCCCTGACGTGTTGACTCCGGGACCGCTGGCGTTGAGCACCGTGCAGCGGCGCATGATGATGTTGGCCGCCGCAGCGCCGAGGAGCAGGCTGTAATTGCCCGCGGTCGGCGCGCCGTTGTTCTGGAGAATCAGGTCCGTTAGCTCGCAGCTGGCCGTGATGTTCAGGAGTGCGTTGACCGCCCCCGTCGTCGGCCCGGTCCAGATCGGCCGGCCTCCGGGAGCCCCGTCGCCCGGCGTGGAAGAGTAACCCGAGTGCGTCGGACCGGAGCCCATCGTGTTGGAGGACGGCGGCAAGTTGTAAGTGTTGCCGCCCTTGTAGTTAATACGGACCGGATCGCCGGCGGCGTCCTTCAAGAGCGCCGTATTCAGCGGCCACGCCACGGTGGTCGTCGGCCCCAGGTAGGCCCCGCCCACGTTAAAGCTGACTGCGCCTGAGGCCAGCGAGCCGATGATGGCCCGAAAGACGATCTGAGTCGCCGTGGCCGTCGAGACGATGCCGAGGAGCGCCGGCGAGGTCGGCGCTGCGCCCGACCAGACAGAAACCACGTCGTCGGCGACGATCGTGCCGGGAAAGCCGCTGCCGGTGATGGTAGTGCTGCCGTTCCAGGTCCCGGTGCCCTGGTACTTGGCAGCGCCCGGAGACGAGCCGCCGTTGACGTTGGAGCCGGCGGCCGGATCGCAATAGTATTCCGTGAACGGCACGCCACGCCCCTCACTTGGGCCCCTGGCACAGGAGTTCCAGGTAGACTTTCTGCACGCCCGGCCGGATCAGGCTGGCGATATTGAGGATCCGGCCGTCCGTCGCGACCTTGAGCCGCCAGCGCGTATCGAGCGCGGCCGTGGCGGCGCTATAGCGCAGCCGCACCCGCACCGTGACGTCGGGCCGCACCTGCTGGGCCTGGTAGAACTCCCGGCCGCTCAGGTCGTCGACCGCTGCCCACACGGTGCCCCGGTCCTCCCACTTTTCTTCCTCCTCGTGGAAGTCATTCAGGAAGCGCATCGGCTCCTGGAGCGTGACCCGGTCGGTCATGAGCCCGGCCAGTTGTTGCGGCAGCACGGGTGCTTGCATCAGGGGCTCTCCGGCACGCGGTAAGGCCACAGCAGGGCGTCGACCGTCTCGAGAGTGCGCGGCGTTTCGCGATTGTAATAAGCGTCGGCCAGCCAGGTCTTGATGGCCCGCTTGATGCCGTCGGGCACGGTCGTGGCGGCGCCGTAGCCGGCCACGAACTTGATTTGCACCGCGGCCGGCCGGTATGGCTGCGTGACGGGCCAGACCTGGCCCCAGGCCGGGCAGATCCGCGCCGGCTCGGTGACCACGTCGAGCAGGTACTGGCTCGAGGGCATGGTCTGCAGGTTGCCGGCCGTATCGATGTACTGGACCGACGTCACCGACTGGACCGGCGCCCGCGGCAGCCGCAGCACCATGGACAGGGGCGGGGCGAACGCGAAAAAGCGCTCCGTCTCCAGCGGGTCGGGCCCGAAGCTGTCCAGCGTCAGGAGCAAGGTTTGCGTGACCAGGGCCCGGTTGCAAAAGCGCTCGGCGTAATCGCGGCCTGCGGCGATCAGCCCGGTGACGAGCGGATCGTCGTCGGGCAGGTCGATCTTGGCCCAGAGCTTGGCCTCGGCCAGCGTCACCGGCTCCTCGACCGGCGGCGTCACGACGCTCAACCCGTAGGGCATGGCCGCCTCCCATCAGGCGTGCTTGCCCTTGTGCGCCGCGGCGTGGTGGCCTTCGTGCGCCCCGCCGACGAGCTTGCCGTCGGTGTAGCCCAGGATGACGGCCCCCTCGTCGGCCGGAAAACTCGTCGTCGTCTGCGTCTCGCGCACGCTGACGGTGCCGTCGGTCTCCTCGGTCACCGACACGATGGCGTCGACGTTGAGCCGCAGCCGGCCGAGCTTCAGAAATTCAGCCATGAACGGGCCCCTAGTCAATGATGGCCGAGGGCGGCGGCCCCTTCTTGGACGGATAGAGCAGGTAGATCGCGGCGATCGTCGTGGCCACGCCGTTGCCGACCGTCACGCGCATGCAGTCGAAATAGTTATTGACGTCCAGGTCGGTCTCCTGCACCTCGATGGCGTACAGGTGCTCCTGGCTGTTGGTCGCGTCGGTCGTGAACGTGTTGGAGACGACGGCGAACGAGCTCCAGGCGTCGTTCGTGCCGCCCGGGCCGGTATTGAGCTTGCGGTAAGCCGTCACGAAGTTCAACGTCTTGCTGCCGGTGCCGGCCACGGCGGTGGCCTGCTGCAGCGCGATGGCCGACCCGGTGACGGTCGCCCCATTCTTGACGACCAGGAGAATGCAGCAGCGGTCGAAGCCCTTCAGGCTAATCCAGACGGGGGCAGCCGCAGAAGGGACCACCGGGCCCATGGCGTCCACGATGCCGAGCTGCTCGATTGCCTGGGCGTTGGCGCTGATGCTCATGGGAAAACTGCCTTTCGCCTAGCGGCTCTGGAGCGTCACGATCGTGGAATAGGTGTTGCTGCCGGCCAGGGGCGTCGCCGGCGTCGTCCACCACGGCTGGCCGCCCAGCCGCAGCGTGAACTTGTAGGCGGTCAGGTCCTGGTCGAACCACAGGTGCATGCTGACGTCGAGCCGGGGATTGGGCCCGCTCTTCAAGAGCGCCATGTACTGGCTCAGGTCGGCAAAGATGATGTCGCCCTCGGTGGACAGCGAGCTGCAGGCCTGGGTGGGAATCATCGGCCGGCCGAAGAGCGTGCTGTAAGGCGAGCCCGACAGGCCGCCGGCCGGCATCCACAACAGCGCGCCCCAGTTGGTGACGGGTGCGCCGGTATTGTCGCGGCCGGGCATCGACAGGTTAAACAGCTGCGGCTCCAGCTCCTGGTTGTAGAGCCACACGGCCGTCGAGCGCGACGGGCCGTAGAGCCGGTTGTACATCTTGATGACGTTGTTCGCGATCACGGTGCCCGTGACCTGGCCGCTTTCTTTGGCCACCTGGACCTTGGCGCCCGCATTTAAGAGGCCGACGGGCATGCCCACGCCGGTGCCCTGCACGATGCCGAAATTCACCTTGAACAGGATTTTTTGCGGCGCCTTCTTGCGCAGGTAGCTATCGAGCGCCGCGGCATCTTCGAGCAACTCCTCGGTGATTGGAACCAGGCAGCGCAGCTTGTTGAGCTTGACGGTCCGCTCGCCCAGGGCCGGCTTGCTTTGCGTGGCGGAGGCCGTCTCGCCGTCCCAGG